TTCATTAACAAGGCTGCCTTCAGGTATATGCAGTTTGACAGTGAGCGTTATCCTTCAGTTGACATGACCTTTATCCCAACAGCTACCTTGGGTATCTTGGCTAGAGAGTTTGAACAACAACAGATGATTGGTTTGTTGCAGACCTTAGGCCCTAACACTCCAGTATTGCCATTGATCCTTAAAGGTATCCTCCAGAACAGCTCATTGTCTAACCGTGGTGAACTGATGAAGGCTTTGGATGAGATGTCTCAGCCTAACCCACAAGCTGCTGAAGCTCAACAGGCTCAACAACAGGCTGCAATGCAACTGGCACAGGCTCAGGTGGCTGATTTGCAGTCCAAAGCTCAAAAGCAGTCAGCTGAAGCTCAGAAAACCATGATTGAAGCTCAGATGATCCCTGAAGAGCAGCGTGTAAAGCTGGTTCAAGCTGCGTCTACCAACCTAGACAGTGGTGATGACTTTGAGAAACGTCTAAAACTGGCTGACATGATGCTTAAAGAGAAGACTATTAACCTGAAAGCTGCTGATATTGCCTCAAATGAGCGTATTGCAAGCCTTCAGATGATGAATAAGTCAATGAAAAGGTTAAATAGTTAACAAAAGACTTGACAAAGTGTTGTTTTTATGCTACAATAACACTATTATTTAAGTATTACATGGAGGGATAAGCCAAATGGCCCCTGATTTACAAAAGTATTACGAAGAAACCTTTAGTACCATGAGCACTAGAGGTTGGGAGTACCTCATAGAGGACTTTGAAGAGATTAAGGCTAGTTTAAACGATATTTCTACTGTCAACGATACACAAACACTTCATTATCGTAAAGGACAGTTAGATATTCTTGAATTGGTTTTAGGGCGTAAGGCTGTGTGTGAGAAGGTATTTGAGGACTTACAGAATGATTAGCAGATATAGCTGGATAGGAACCCTGTATCGGTTCTCGACTCCAAGGAGTCTGCGATGAAGAGACTGTATGACTTCTTATGTCCCAACAACCACACAACTGAATCGCTGGTAGATAGCGATCATACCACTGCAAAATGCAAAGTATGTAGTAAGGACGCTATCAGGCTCATTTCAGCTCCTACCATTGGGTTAGATGCCATATCTGGTGACTTCCCCGGTGCAACGGCTAAGTGGGCTGCTGTGAGAGCTGACAGGCTCAAGCAGGAACAAAAGAGAGGATCTGAGTAGCTTCAGGCAACCCAATTTTATTTTGAAATTATCCTGTAATCCATCACACGTGGACAGGGAAAGGTTAGGTATGGCTTTAATTGATAGTAATGAGGAACTAGGTAACGTTAGTGAGATCGAAGCTGAGGACTTTAAACAACAGTCCACAAATGTACAGCAGACTCAACAACCTTCAGAGCAAGCTCCAGAGATCCCTGAGAAATACAAGGGGAAGAATCTTGAAGATATTGTTCGTATGCACCAAGAGGCTGAAAAGCTCATTGGTAGGCAAGCACAGGAAGTTGGTGAAGTTAGACGTTTAGCTGATGATCTTATTAAACAGAGCATAGCTCAAAAACAATCTCAACAAGCTCAACCACAAGCGGTGGAAAACCCACCACAAGAGATTGATTTCTTTGAAGATCCGCAGAGTCACGTTAATCGTGCTGTAGCAAATCATCCAGACGTAATTGCCGCTAAACAGGCATCACAGCAGTTAAAGCAAATTCAGACACAGGCAATGCTCAACAAGAAGCATCCTGACTTTGCAGATGTTGTTCGTGATGGTGAGTTTATTGAGTGGGTTAAAGCTTCTCCAATGAGGCTTAATATCTACGCAATGGCAGATGCTAATTATGATTTTAATGCAGCTGATGAACTTCTCTCTACATTCAAACAGATTCGTACATCTAAGACACAACAAACTACTGATGCAGGTAACGCTGTTCGCAAACAGAACCTTAAAGCAGCTGGTGTCGATGTTGGAGGAACTGGAGAGTCTTCTAAGAAAGTATATCGTCGTGCCGACCTTATCCGGCTACGTATGACAGATCCTGACCGTTATGAGGCACTGCAACCTGAGATTATGGCTGCGTACTCTGAAGGCAGGGTAAAGTAAATTTAATTTAATTCACATCAGGAGAATTTTAAAATGGCATTAGGAACAGATCACGTAACGAGTACCACAGCAGCAACGTTTATTCCAGAAGTTTGGAGCGACGAGATTGCTGCTGCGTACAAAAAGAGCTTGGTTGCAGCTAACCTAGTTAAGAAGATGAGCTTCAAGGGCAAGAAAGGTGACGTAGTTCACATTCCAGTCCCTGCACGAGGCAATGCTTCTGCTAAGGCAGCTTCTACACAAGTAACATTGATTGCAGCTACTGAAACTGAAGTAACTATCTCTATCAACAAGCACTACGAATATTCTCGTTTGATCGAGGACATCGTTGAAGCCCAAGCATTGTCTAGCCTCCGTCAGTTCTACACTGATGATGCTGGTTACTCTTTGGGTCGTCAAGTTGATACTGACTTGGTGAACTTGGGTCAACAGTTCAACGTTTCAACAGCTGGTGCGGGTAACTTCCGCTACGCTGGTGCTTTCATTGGTGGTGATGGCTCTACAGCTTTTGACTACACAGCTAACACCAATGCTGGTAATGCTTCAGCTTTGACAGCTGCTGGCATTCGTCGTACAATTCAGCGTCTTGATGACAGCGATGTTCCTATGGACAACCGCTTCTTCTTGATTCCCCCAAATGTACGTAACACTATCTTGGGTCTGACTGAGTTCACAACCTTCAACAGCGTCGGTGAAGCTGGTTCTGCTAACAGCATCCGTAACGGCATGATTGGTGACATCTATGGTGTTCCCGTCTACGTTTCGTCCAATGCTGGCACAGCTAAGTCTGCTGCTGATGGTTCCGGTACTAGCTTGGGTCGTGTGTGCTTGATGGCTCACAAAGACTCTATGGTTCTGGTTGAGCAAGTTGGTGTCCGTTCACAGACTCAGTACAAACAAGAGTACCTCGGTACATTGTTCACAGCTGATACTTTGTACGGTTGCGCTGAGTTGCGTAACTACGGTGGCGTTGCCCTCGTGGTTCCCGTCTAAGTAGACTATAAGGGTTCCCACTTTCACAAGAGGTGGGAGCCTTTTTAATGTGCTTCTATCAGTAGCATATCAGAAAGGTAACATCAAATGAAATTCAAATGTATTCAATCAGGTAACACAGTAGAGTTCTTCCAAGAGCATGAGATTGCTGAGATGAGGAAACATAGTGGTTACACTGAGGTAGTTGAAGTAGTTGAAGCACCTAAAACAACTAAGAAAACAGTAAAGCAAGATGAAACCAGTATCGACGGGTAATGTTCTTACTGCAGCAACGCAGACTACTCTTTTCACAGTACCTACTGGTTACTATGCTAGGTGGCCTCTTTGTTACGTTGTAAACCATTCAGGTAATAATAAATTTATTGATGTTGTGTGGTATGACGCAAGTGCAGCAACTGAGATTTTCGTATTAGATAACTATGTTTTAAGCCCAACTCAGTTTATTAAGTTTAACGATGGTGCTTATATTGTTCTTGAAGAGGGCGACCAAGTTCGAGCTACGTCTGAAACTGGTTCAACAATGAATACTATCAACACGTTTGAGTTATACAGAAAAGGCGAGTAATAATCATGGCAACTACTCCTCAAGGACTAACACAGGATCAGATTAACCAGATCATTGCTGCTGGTCGTGGTAACACTGTTAATATTAATGGTACTATCTATCAGGGTAGCTATGCTGATACTGGATCTGGCGAGACTTTTCAAGAAGGTGCTCTTCAAGACATTTATGCTTACACACCTGAGCAAAACAAAGTAGGTGGTGCATATACTCAGTATGACCCTACAGGTGCTTATTCACGCACAGGCAATCAACAAGCAGTAAGTAATAGCTTAACTCCATTTATTTTGGGTTCTGCAGCTTTGTTTGGTGGCTTAGGAGGTGGGTTTGAAAGTTTATTTGGTGGCGGTACTGGTGCTGGATCAAGCTTTGAAGCACTTAACGCAGGTGCTTCAGCAATGACTGACTTAGGTGC